AATTAAGGGAGTTATCCGATGGATTCCAGTACCAAACGGTTCGAGATACTAGTGTTGATAATAATGACAGTAGCGATGGTCTTGATGTGTGCGGTGTACGTAGCAAAAAATGTATTTGGGTTGGTTCCCCTAAAATGGATGTAATCAATGAATTACTTGATTTTTATCATACTGACAATGGCGGTTGCGGTCGTCTCATCATATATGCTGCATTTCATGGTAGCGTTGACAAAATTATGGAGACTGTACAAAAAGGGGGGTGGGAAGCATTCCGCATTGACGGTAGGGGGTGGTCTAATCAGAATGGCTTGGCATCATTCGAAAATATTTCACACTTTCCCAATATTTGTATTGTTGCTAACCCTCAGTGCGTGCATGGTTTATCTTTTCAGCAAACAGAGTGTCTAGTCTACTATTCCAATCCTTTCAGTGTTGACGCTAGAATACAATCACTACAACGTAGAGACAGACCGGGGATGGACACCACAAAGGGGACACGAATTGTGGACATTATCAATTTAGAAACAGACAAACTTATCTTAGATAAGTTGAATGGTAGTATTGAGTTACAGGAAATCACTTTAAAGGAGATTGAATTGTGTCTAAACAAATAATTATGCAGTACATTAGGGCAGAGTTAGATAAGGAACTATTAAAGTTTGAGAAATTATTCACAGAAGAAGATTTAAAAAACAATATGACCAAAGAAGACTGGATGAATCAATTTATAGAGGTAAGTTTCTGATGAACTACCCAACTAAACAAGAAGTAATTGACGCAGACAGAGAACAAATATGTCGATGGTTTAGGTTTTTACCCTCACCCAATAAAGAAGAAGAAATAATTAATGAAATGTTAATGGATAAATTTGGAGAATTTGGTGGGTTTACCCCTGCTATAAGTAAAAAGATTGGGTGGAAGGAATAACAATTGATCTTCTTTGACACTGAAAGCATAGGACTCATTGGACCCTGCGTATTGATTCAATATGCAGAGGATGATGGTCCAGTCAAACTTCACCATGTTTTTAAAGAGAGTATCAAAGATACTCTCTCTTTAATAAAGAGGCTTTGCAATGACACAATCTGCGGTTTTAATCTCACTCATGATTGGTTCCATATTAATAAACTTTATAATGTTTTATCGCTTGTATCACATAGGTTCAAACCTCCAGCATATCTTGAGTTCATTGACGTACATAAGCGATCACATAAACAGCTTACACGATTCTGTCTTAAACCTAAAAAAGCCCTTGACCTATTCCTCCACGCACGCAAGGGACCATGGCAGTCATTGATGGATCGCAAAGATATTGTAATTAAAAAGGTTCCTATTGACATAGCACACAATCTAGCTGATGTCTTGATGAATAGGATACAGTTACCTTGGATATATTTCGCAAGAGGGACACAAGGTTATCAGTGGAAAGTAGAAATCATTGAAGACGATCCAGCATTTGCAAACATAGCACTTAGATTTAAACCATCTAGTGCTTTGAAAGCTTTGGCATCTGAAATATTTAAGAGTCAACAGTTAGAATTCCCAATGCCAAAGTGGATGTTTCCTAAAGAAGATTTATCCAATCCATACGAAACAGAACCCTGGTCCTCATTACTAGAGACACACGTTGACTATTGGTACACAAACAAACAAGCTAAAAGTTACGCTGAAAACGATGTAATACTTTTGCAAAAATTATATTTAAACTTCGGAGAACCCGAGGCAGATGACGATGACAGTGTGTTAGCATGTTGTGTTGGTGCTTGTAGGTGGAGAGGGTTTGCCCTTGATTTTGATTTATTGCGAATAGAGCTACATAGACTACATGGTATCTATACGAAACCTAAAGTAAATATTAACGCACCAAGAGAAAGTCTTAGATATTTAAAAGAAGTTGCCTCACAAACTGAAGAACTATGTCTTACTAATACTACAAAAGAAACACTTGAAGCTATCAAGGATTGGGGTGATAGTAAACTATCATCCCGTTGCAAGGAGATATTAAATGCTAGATCAGCCAAAATTTCTTTTGACCTTCTCTCGAAGCTTTTGTTTTGCGGTAGATTCTGCCCTGATTTTAAAATCATTGGGACTCTCTCAGGAAGAATGTCTGGCGGCGGCCAAAGAGGTAAGGGTTCTATTAACCCGCAAGGAATCCCGAAGACAAATTCTATTCGTGAAATTTTTACACTCGCTGGCTCAACTGATTTAACAAATCAGTCGAACGATTGTCTGAGCGGAGGAGACTTTGATTCTTTTGAGGTGACAATAGCTGATGCAGCCTATAATGATCCAACTCTTCGAGCAGATTTATTATCAGGTAAGTCTTTTCACGCAATGTTTGGAACCGCACTTTTTGACATTCCGTATGACGAAATCCTTTCCTCTAAGGGAACAACTAGTGACGACTATGCACGGTCTAAAACAGGTACCTTCGGATTGTTTTACGGACAAACCCCAGAAGGACTTGGAAGAAGGCTTGGCATTAGTAAAGATCAAAGTAACACAGCTTACGAAGACTTTATTAGCAGGTACCCTGGTATCGATACTAATCGTAAAATCATCTTTGACGCTTTCTGCTCCATGCGACAGCCAGGAGGAATTGGAACTCCTATTATCTGGAGAGACCCAAATGAATACATCCAATCTCTTCTTGGATTTAAACGCTACTTTACATTGGAAAATAGTATCGTACGATCCTTGTTTAAACTAGCAGAAGACCCACCCAAGAAATTAGAGGCTCAAGGATCAGTAATACGTAGAGGGGATAAAACACAAACACCTAGAGGGGCAATGAGGTCTGCTTTATTCGGTTGTGCTTTTCAAATACAAGCCAGAAATATGAGAGCAGCAGCTAACCATGTAATACAAAGCACTGGTGCTGAAATAACTAAAGGTGTGCAACGTGCCATTTGGGATTTGCAACTACCAGGGATACATCCCTGGTGTATTCAACCACTAAACATGCATGATGAAATTATGGTTGTTCACAGTCCAGACCTAGAAAAAACTATTGAAAAAGTAGTACAGCGAAAAGTACAAGAATACACAAAAGTAGTACCATTACTAAAAATGGAATGGAAAACAGGATTAAAATCATGGGCAGAGAAATGATAAAGCTACTAAAGTCTATTAAGTTTTGTTTGAAACAAGGTAAGTATTGTACACTTACAAATACTTTTACAATCAAATCAGATGTTTTTCGAACTGACAAAGGTAAACTATGTATGGATTGGATTAATTCATGGGTATAGAACCACAAGTATATTGTATCGCTGAGACACGATTGAATGTAGAATTATATAGTTGGTTTAATAATTTTGATGGGTCTACAGATGCTTATGAAATCTATCAAGGATCAGATTCAGAAAAATTGATTGAACTATGTGGTCGTAGATGTTACAAATCTTTTGTACCGGGTCTTAATCCTAATGTAACAAAGATACGAACGGAGTCCAGTATATTCCACAAGAATATACTGTCCTCCAAACATGGATCAGTATTGGAACACGCATCAGCTACGTTCGCATTTGAAAATGTAAGCCGTGTATTCACACATGAACTAGTTAGACATAGAGTAGGTTCTGCTTATAGTCAAGAATCATTACGATATGTTAGACTTGAAGATATTAAAATGTGGTTACCTCCTGAGATAGAAGAATTGCCTGATATTGCAGAAATATTTAGAGTAAATATGAGAAATTTATCCGGGGTTCAAGAAACATTGGCTAGAAAACTAAACCTAGATTCTTGTGACTTTGCAACTAAAAAGAAATTCACATCAGCAATGAGACGTATAGCCCCTATTGGTTTAGCTACAGGAATCATTGCTACTTTTAATATGCGTACTCTAAGGTGGTTAATTGAGAATCGTACAAGTGAAGCTGCTGAGATTGAAATACGTATAGTATTTAATAAAGTAGCAGAGATATGTGTTGAAAAATGGCCTATGATTTTTCAGGATTTCAAACCATATGTTAATACAAATGGCCCACCTGTCTGGATACCTGAGTGGAGTAAAATTTAATGACTGACACCCTAACCTTCCCACCCCAAGCATTCACCCACCTGCTCAAGCACGGTACGGCGACGACGATTGGGGTGATGGAGCCGCAGCCGGAACGAATAGTTGTCTATAGCGGTGAGAAGTTTCGTTGGGATGGTCATGATGATGGTCTTTGGCGTTATGAGAACGAATTTCTGGCGTATATAAATGACCATGCCCCCCACCGCGAAGGCGAGACGGTGTCGATTGTCGATTATGGTAAAGGAACTAACGATAAAAATACCCCATACTACGAAGCCACCGTCGTCTCAGTGACCGTGAAGTTGGTGCGAGAGTTGATAAAAGCAGAATGGTCGGCAACCGGGTTAAGCACATGGTTGTGGATCGGACACTGGATACCGCACGCCGTGGCTTCATGGAGAACGCTACACGTTGGGCACCCGTTCGATACGACCTATGTGTGGGTCACGGAATGGAGTAAAATTTAATGATGAGTGAATCACCTATGCCTGGATTCCATTCAATTGACCGAGCGTTCGGTGTGGACGTGTGGTCGGCAGAAGAAGAAATAAAAAAGAAGACCGGGATTAAACAGATACGGTTGATGGAAATGCAGCACAAAATGGGTGGCGATAAGTATCGAGCGTGGCTAATACAGGAACTGGAGCGTATCAATGACCCCACGTCAGATGCTTAATGAATTAATAAGGCCTACTGTAGTATTTACAAATCATGTAGATGCTCCTTGGCTGGCAGAAATTTGCCATAAATATCTGTTCAGTGACTATTTTACTAAGGAAGAAACAGATAGATTGAAAGTTTTATATGAGGAGCACTTTGGATATGGCTTCGAAGCATGAAATGACATTAGAAATGATTAAGGTTTTTGATGGTTTTAGTTGGTCTTTTGAAGAGTTAGGTGTTTCACGTACTGATTTTACAGCTTGGATAGATGTACAACCATATGATAATTTGCGTAGTTCATATAGATTTTTAAATAATAGACTATTGAAAAGATTAATAATTATAAAAAGAATTTTAAAGTATTTTCAAAAAGATGTTTGGCCTGCTATGAAACAATTTAATCAACAATTTCCAGAGGTATTAATGCTCAAGGAAGAAGTAAAAGAGGTAAAAGCCATATGGAGAGGTAGACCTAGGTATAAGAGGAGGCGTGGAGAATGACAGTAATAATTTGTAAATCTATAAGTAGTAATAAGATACTTAAACTTAGTTTTGTTTCCTCATACGAACATAATAAGTTTTTAGAAGGGTATTACCTGAGTAGATTATTTGGTTATAATATTAGTGATATTAATAAACGTATTGTTCAATTAATTTGTAAAGGTAAAGAAACCTTGCAAATCAATTTTACAGAAGGAACCTCTAAAGACTTATTTTGTCATGGTATAAACACAGGTAGAGACTTTGAAATAATTGAAACAGTAAAAGAAAAATCAATGGTAGAAGTAAATGAAATACTCGAAGGCAAGAAAGACAGTTAAAACAGGACCAGAAGCTAAGGGAGCAAAGGGTCTTTTTACTTTAATGAGATCCAAAGGATGGTACATTACAAAACTACATGGTGGCCCTTATCAATCCGGTTTACCAGATGCATACTGTTATCACCACATACATGGTCACAGATGGGTAGAGACAAAAGCACCTAAAGGGAAATTAAGAGCTTCTCAAGTAAAAAAGTTTGGGGAATTAACTGATGCAGGTGATAAAGTGTTCGTACTAGAAGACTATACTCACTATGAGAGATTGTTTAGAGAACATAACTGGATGGGTTACATTAGAATTTAAGGGCAGCTATGGAACTAGGACAAGTTTATATTTTAAATGGTTTAGGGCATCAAGAACACACTAGATCACCTGCTCAATTTAGTAGGGAACCTATTTCAATTGCTATATTAATAGAAATAGGAGATGATTATGTAGTTTTGGAAGATTATCATTCACACCACAATAGAGCCCATACTGTCAAGGATGATTTAGACCATTACTATGATTTAAATAAAGTTATAGAACTAATAGAAACACAATTAAAAATATTAATGGTGGGGGAAGTAATGTTTATTGAGGAAGATGGTAAATTAGTCACACTAACTAAAGGATTACTATGAACCTACCAATATTTAAACAAATGCCTTACATATCTTACTCCACTTTTATGAAATGGAGAAATTGCCAATTCCAAGTATATTTATCTAGATTAGCAGGTAATCCCTTTATACCCTACCCTGAAACATTAGCAACAGCAGTAGGAACTGCTTTCGATTTATTTATAAAAGATAAAATAGTTAGAGAATTAGATTTAATTACTAATCCCAATCTCACCTTAGGATGGCTGATGGAAAATAGAATTGGTGAAGAGTTTAGGACACAAGCTCTTGAAATAGGGAGACATTTAGCTACTACATATATTGAACTAGGTTTGTTAGATAAGATTTTAAATAGTAGGGTAGATGTTTATCCGGATAGAGAGCTATTGAATAGAGTATTTGGTGTACCTATTCTTGGCATTATAGATTTAGGCGTTGATGCTAGACCCATAGACTTTAAAACTAGAGGGTTCCAATCAAAAGCTTATGCAACAAAGGGGTGGAATAGAAAAGTAGATTATAGTTTAAAACATAAAATAATTACTGAGATATTTGAAGCTCGTAAACCAGATGAACATGCCTTAGAAAAAAATAACATACCTTGGGCTATTCAAATGTTATTTTACAATTGGTTATTACAAGGTTCCCTTGATACTAGTGCTAAGATGAGAACTGAAAAGATACCTTATCATGTGGAAGAACTGTGTAAACATGGGGATACTATTTCATTTGTAACCCATAAGGGATTTCTTAGTAAAGAATTTGAAAACGAAATAGCAGAGGAAGTAGTTCAGTGTTGGGACTCTGTTTCTAGTAACATGTATAATGCAGAAATTAAAGAACCTTCCCCTAAGAGAAGTATGTGTGAAAAATTTAATAAGATTTGTGATGTAGCCCATTGGTGTAAGTTTTATAAGCATACATTAGGTGACCCTAAAAGGAGAGATAGTTATGTTTAAACAAATAATGGATATTTTGAATAGTTTACCGCGTATGGAAGATAGAGATGCTATGATGATAACTGGTCCTACTTATGCTCGATTAGTAGTACTCCTTGAAGACCTTCGTGATAGATATGGTAATCCTTTACACCCCTTTAAACCTGGACAAGTAGTAGAAGATAAGGTGCCAATACCAGGGCCTTTGCCATCACAAACAACAGAAGAATTCTTTACACATGTAGCTGAAATTATTAAAGATAGAACAAACCAATATGGAGACTTTGAAAAAACATTACATAATCTAGCTAAACTTTGGGAATGGTATTTAACTCTTACACAAGATAAAGAAATATATCTTTCAAAAGAACATGCCGGCATGATGATGATACTTCTTAAGGTAGTTCGCGAATCTATGAAACATAGTGACAGTAATCTCGAAGATATATGTGGTTATACTGAAGGGGTTCGTAGGTGCAATGCTTAAAACGGACGCTATACAAAAATTTCTTAATCAACAACCATACCCATTGGGTAAACTATACACACCAGAAATGGAGGTACAAGTCAATGTTTCAAAAGATAATGGGGAAACTATCTCCGGTACCTTTTCAGGTAGGGGATGGCATGGTTTTACCGATGGATTTCAAACCTGGATGCCCTTTAGAATACCTTGGAATGCTGGTACAAACCCACAGTATACTGATAAAGAAATAAAATTTGATATATCAGAACATGCTCTAGCCATAGGTATGACTGGGTGGAACTATATAGACCGAAAGTCTATGTGGGTAGGCTTTGACTTTGATTCTTTAATAGGGCACAAGGAAGGATTATCAGATGATGAACTTTCTAACATACGGGATAAACTGTCCAGTTTGGAGTTTATTAATATTTATTCTAGCACTAGTGGTCTTGGGTTACACATTTATATTTATCTCGACATTGAAGAATCAATTAATACACATACAGAACATGCTGCAATCGCCCGATCATTGCTCAACAAAATCTCTGCTCTTACAGGGCTTGAACTCGATGCTAAAGTAGACTGCATGGGTGGGAATATGTGGGTGTGGCATCGTCGTGCTGCTCCTGGCATAAGTTTTAAGTGTATAAAACAGGGTTGTGTATTAAAAGAGATTCCTGCTAATTGGAGAGATTATTTACAGTATGTAACCAAAGGTCGAGTAAGTGGACACAATACACGAACTGACGTAGATACCATTGTCGCTTCCAAGAACAAAATACAGCTAGATGACGACCATACTAGACTTCTTAAATGGTTTGAAGCATCAGATGCTATGTGGTGGTATGATGATGTAAAACAAATGCTTGTGTGTCACACCTACGACCTCAAGCAAGCACATTTTAAATTAAGTTATAAAGGTTTCTTTGACACTATCAGCGAAGGAAAAGAACATGGACAAGACCAAAATTGTTTTGCTTTCCCCCTTGATTATGGGGGATGGGTTGTTCGTAGACATACGAGAAACTGTAGAGAACATAAAAGTTGGCATACGGATCGATCTGGCTGGACGTGCATATATTTCAATAGATTACCATCTCTTAGAACAGCTAGTCAACTCATGGGAGGAGTTGAAGGAGAAAAAGCATATTCTTTTAAAACCCTAGAAACAGCTTTAAAAACTCTAATCTCTATGGGTATAGACTACAATATAGAAACTGAATTCAAAGATAGACAAGCTTATATTACAAGATTAAAAGATGATAGAATTAAAGTAACTTTTGAAGGCACTGCTTCTGATTCAATAGAAGGTTGGTCACAAAATAAAAGTAAAACTAAATGGGAACGAATTTTTTTTCACCCTCAAGTAAACGATGAAATAAGTTTACCGGATGAATTAGTTAGGCATGTAACAATTGCAGGAGTAGAACATGGCTGGAGAATTAATACCAATCACCGTTGGATAGGGACTGGACGACCAAATGTTATTTCAACATTGTTATCATGTGGATTTAAACGAACTGAAATTGAGAATACACTTGGGCAGTGCATACTTAACAACTGGAGACAAGTAGTTAAGCCTTTCCAGCCTGAGTACCCAGGTAACAGAGAATGGAATAAAAACTCTCCTCAATATAGGTTCCTTCCTTCAGAAGGAACACATCCTACATGGGACTTAATACTTGAACACTGTGGAAAAGGTTTAGATGAAGCTCTAAATAAAAATGATTGGGCACAAAACAATGGCATTCTTACCGGTTCGTTATACTTGCAAGCATGGGCGGCTAGTATATTTCAATTTCCAAATGATCCGCTCCCTTTCTTATTCTTGTGCGGACCTCAAAATTGTGGTAAATCTATCTTCCACGAATCTTTGTCTCTATTGCTCACCAATGGATATGTTAGAGCAGATCAAGCTCTCACTAACCAATCGGGGTTTAATGGTGAATTGGGTAATGCCATTATCTGCATTGTTGAAGAAACCAATTTATCAAAACGTAGTTTCGCTAGTGATAGAATCAAAGATTGGGTTACTGGAAGAACCATTTCTATAAGAAAAATGTACAAGGAGCCTTATGAAACTCCAAATCTCACGCATTGGATACAGTGTGCTAACGATTCAGATTATTGTCCTATCCTTCCTGGGGACACTCGTATCACTATGCTTACGGTACGGTGTCCGGATAAAGATATACCTAAACCTACATTGTTGTCGCGTTGCGACCAAGAGGGACCGGCCTTTATATCTACGCTCTTACGATTTGAGCTTCCAGAACAAGAAGGAAGACTCAGAATCCCCGTCATAGAAACAGAACATAAAATAGATGAGATGGATACAAATAAAACAGACTTGGAGATTTTTATAGAAGATAAAGTGTTCCAAATACCAGGGTCTAAGATATTATTCTCTGATTTCTTCAATGAATTTGTTCGTTTTCTAGAACCTACTGAAAGAATAAACTGGACCCCAAGAAAAACAAGTAAGAAAATAGGTATTTTAAAAGGTAAAGCTGGTGGCAAGGGTCAATTGTATTTAGCAAATGTATCATTAGAAAAAGACACCCCAGAAGGAGTGCCTTTAACCCGTGAAAATGGGAGGTTAGTATGAAATTATATACTGTGACTATTGTGTCAGATAGGTTCGATGGTTGTTATTCCAAAGCAAAATGGTTGGCCTTTCATCTTGAACCTTGTACAGTTGATATTCATCCTACACAACATGGAGATGTAGAACAAATGGAATTCTGGTTACCTAAAGAAGAGCCAGATATGGTTATGCCACAAGAAGAACGTAAAAATATTGGACGAGGTAATACTCCAGATGAAGCTTACAAAGATTTACTTACCAAGCTTCAACACTAACAACCATTTCTTTCCTTGACAACCAGGGCAGAACTTCCCCTTTTTAAACAAGAGATCAAGTCCTGTTCCTTTACATACATAACATATAACTATTGTTGAATATTTCATACCTATGTTATCTAAGGTTCCCATTTCAATGTGGGATAGTCGTCACCTGAATCTATTTCCCAAATTAAAGAACTGAAACCTTCGTACACAGATAGAGAATCACCTGCATCTATGATAGTAAAATCACCATCACAGGGAGTCAGAGAACAAGCATCATCGCACCCAGTCACCACATCATCCCAATAACAATCGGTTGAATTCCCATCATCAATTATACCCGCAAAGGCTCCAACAGGCCCACCTGCCGCAGTGACGTCATCACAAACTGCCAAAAAATTGGTTAAGTATCCTTCTATACCTCCTCCTCCCATGCACCCTGTTGCAGTGTTAGTGGGGTTGCCAGTGTGTGTTGTGTGTACGTCTCCTGTTGCGTAACAATCAGAGATACTTACGTCATCTGATCCATCTCCAGACCATTGACCTAGAAACCCTCCACTATTCAATCCAGTATTTGAAACATCGCTAGTAGAAAAACACTCTGAAATATCAGCGGTACTATTATCATCTATGAATCCTATAAATCCACCGCAGTATGATCCCACACAGATAACATTACCAGAACTAGAGGATTGATATATGGTAGTTGTACCAGCCACTCCACCTATAAAACCACCTCCATAGTTTGTAGCGACCAATGATGTAGTTTCAACAGTCCCAGTAGAATGCGACCCTTTAATTTCGCAATCGTCTGCTGCTCCAATAGCTCCAGCAGCATGATGTGTTGCTTTGGAATTACCTGTGGCCCTACACCTATCTACTTCGCTATTGCCCTCAATGTTTCCAACTAATCCCCCGGAGTAAGCCCCCGTTGCAGTAGAATTACCAGTTGCCTTACACAGTCTAATGATAGTTGGTTCAGAGGGAACATTGATATTATCTACCTGCATGTAACCGACAAGGGCACCACAGTAATTTTGAGAACATGTTACGTTGCCATCAGCATCACAATTTCTCATCAATGAACCATGATGATTACCTGCAAACCCCCCTCCTTTATTATTAGCAATAACAGAAATATCTGCTGAAGAATCTATAACAGTACATTTAGGATGAATATGACCTATTAAACCACCAGCCCAAATATTTGTACCTTCTACTTTACTACCTGTTAATGAAGTAACATGGCAATTAGTTACTGTAGAATTTACCATGTGACCTACGAGTGATCCTACATTGTCGAATCCTCGCATCTGAGCACCGTCAATGGAAACATCAAAAATTTCAGCATTAGCAATAAAACCAAATAACCCAATTCCACTAGCTGTTGATGGATTAATCTTTTTTAAATTGGAAATAGTATAAAGATCACCATCAAATGTACCAGTGAATTTATCACCGACAGTGCCTATAGGTGTCCAAGCATTATTTTCTAGATCAATATCCCCTGTAAGAATATAATCACCATTTAGATCGTTAGCTATGTCTTCCAATTCAGCTCGTGTGTCGATCTCAATTGGTACAGCATATACATTCATAGTCAGCATCAGTACCAGAATCTTCATGTTCGTTCCTTTTCAAAACTTTCTACTAATTTCCTATTGTACTCTACTAGTTCTCTAATAGCTTCAGTCTGTTTATCTATATTTTTCCCTAAATTTATAATAGCCGTGCCTAATCCTTTTGCTGCATATACTGTTTTTATACCTTCATCGTCTTCTTTAGTCAATATTCTATGTATATCACTAGACTGTTTAAACATAATAGCAAATTGTTTTAAATATAAATCAGTATTAAATACACCATTTCTTTTCTTTTCCTTTATGAAACTAAAAACTTCTTTCAAAACAAGTAGGACAAGTATGCCTACTATACCTACTTCCTGTAAATTTTCCAAAAGGATTACTCCCTGAGTTTTTTGTTTAACAGTCTAATTAATTCTCTACCCTTTTTATCTTCTCTATTTTTAGGTACTAATATAGGGAATCTAGAAACTAATCCTGTACTTAATGCTTTACGTCTTGCTAATGATCTTCTAGCTACTCCAGGGTCTACATTATGTAAACGTAATCCAGTTAAAGTTGCTACCATCTTCGAAGTAAATGTTCTATCTTCGTCTAATAATTCACTAACTGTGCCTGTAAGCCTAGAAGTAGGTAATGCTTGACTAACTATTTGTAAAATTGTACTGTCTTCAAATTTTCTTCTAGAAAAGAAAGTTTTACCCTGTATAAATTCCATCATTACTCTAGGCAATGGGGCTAAAGCAGTAGCTTGTTTTTCAAAAAGTCTACGAATTTGATCAGCAGAACCTAATGGAAAACCACTAGGATCAGCATCTCCTACATTGAATCTAAACAAGTCTTCAACACCAAGTCCTAAACTACCAATGAATTCTCCCTTTCCAAAGATAGGTGCCGAGATAGAGAATCCACCTCTCAAGTATCCAGGTGCATCATTTTCATCCCTACCAATTAATTTAGATAATACTGCCAGTGTTCTAGGATTCTCTATACTTGTTTGAATCATTAAAGGAATGTTATTTCTTAACCAAGTATAAAATAAAATAGTAGGCTTTAAAAGTTTTTCTTCTGCTACACCCAAAGCTTTAGGATCAAACAAATATTTATTAACTGATCTGGCTGCATCTAAAGGAGATAACCCATCTTTTAGTTTGGATAGAAAATGTGCACCACGAGCATTTTCTTCTAGAAATTTACCATATGCCCTACCAAATCCAGGTATAAAATCTAATTCTTCTGCACGTCTAGCTAATGGTTTTAAAGCGTCTTCACCAATCCTCCCTTTCAATATGTCAATAGTTCCTGCTATAGGTCTTTCAATTACAGCTTGTACTTTCAAATTTTTAGCTACAAATTCTTCTAATTGACCTGCACCTACTACTCTAAATTCTACAAGCTGTTTCCACTTTACTATATCATCACCTTTCAGCAATCCCTTTGCTCTTAATCTTTGTAATCTATACATTTCTTTATATTCTAAAGGATTACTGACACCACCTATAAAATTTATAAACATATTGTTAAAAGCATTACGATGATGGAAAGCAGGAAAAGGTCCAGTCAATCCTATTTGGAATGGTTTATTAGTAATAGCAATAATATCCATTATTGATCCTAATAAACCAAACCCACCTTTACTAAATTCTTTTCTAAAAAATTCATCTGTTCTTAAAGCATCTTCAAGTACATCTCTAGGTAAAAATTTGTTGGGTGCTGCTTCTGCTTTTAAACCTATTCTCTTAAAATAAGCTGAAGCTTTAATAGACCCAGGAAATTTTTCAGCAGCACCAAAAGAATTTACTAGTACATGAGCAGTTTGTGCCCTAGTAAGAGCAGTAACATGTTCGCGTCTTCTACTTCTAATAAGATTCACTGGATCATTATCAAAGAAATCAAAGTCTATCTTATGTTCTTCCCTCAAAGTTTTATTAATCTTTGGTATATCAAATTCTGGGTATAATCTTCTTTGATGTGATCCACTTAGAGATATAGTGGCATCATTTTGTACCCTACGAAACAGAGTTAGATTCTTTTTCTTTAAAGCTCTACCTTCTTTACTAAGAATTCTAGGTACGAAAGACAAGAATCCACTACTACTTTGAAGTTTTTCTATGTCTACACCCAATGGTTTTGCTACATCTATGAATCGTTCAAGGGGTTCAAAATAATCATTTGCTAATTTCAACTCATTAGGGTCAGCATTCTTAATTATATCTTCACCGAATGCTAATTGTAATCGTCTAGTCTCTGCTCGTTTTTTAATTTGAAACAAATCAGATTCCATACCCTCAAATAGTTTCTGAGTTTTATCTATTTGTTCTTGAAAAGCTTTTGGAACCCCATCTAGTTTATTTAAAGTTGTTGCTGTCTTCTCAAGTCTCCTAGCATTGGCTGCTCTAAAAGCTGATTCGGCTTTATTTATATCCCCACTCTCTAGTATACGTAAGAACTTTGAAGGTACAAAAGCAAACCTAGAACCCTTCAATTTACTAGTATATTTCTTTGTGAATTGTTGCAAATCTTTTAACAATAGTTCATTTACTTCCGGTAATAGTTCTGGGTGTGTACCAAAATGCCTGAACTCTCCTATTCGTAAGAATCTATCATTAAAAGCCTGAGTAGTTAAATCACTTTTCTTTCTTAACTCGCCAAGTCTACCTGCAAAATCAGTCAATTCTTCGTCTATATCAAATTTACCTGCTGCTATAGTATTCAATTCTAAATCTTTTATTGTTCTTTGACCTGGGGAGCGTGCAAATCTTCTAAAGAAATCAGCAGTTCTTTGCCTTGTTTTTTGTAATTTATTAGCTGTTTCTTGTGGTATAACACCCTTAGATAGTTCTACTACTTCATTCTCTAATTGATCTATTTTTACCTGCATCAATTTTGAAGTTCTTTCAGACCCTAACTTACCAGATGTTTTTATTTTAAATTGTTTACCTTTTAATTTGTCTAAGTTTTTTAATATTGGGGCTATTCTTATATCAGGCAAAACACGTATAGCTCCTGCTACTTTAGATACAGTCTTAAAATCACCTAGTTCTATTCCACCTTTGACAAAGGGTAATCCTAATTTTACTACAGACCTAGAAGGTTCATTGACTACATCAGATGCATGTACTCTAATGAATCCTTCTAATTCATTAATAGTTTTTTGCCTATCAAAGGTTGGTTTTTCCAATGCTTTAATAGATTTCCGCAAAGCTCCTCGCTCATGTGTAGGTGCAGTAGCCAATAATCTTCTTAATTTATCTATTCCCGGTGATCTTACAGCTACTTTTTCAATACCTCTTAAAGCAGATAATTGTCTACCTGCTGATGTAATACCTTTAATAGCCTTTCCAGATTTACTTAATGCACCTATACCACTAACAAACAATAATGGATCAGTTACTAGTTCTACACCTAGTTCACTAAAGAATCCTAAATTCCTACCTGTTAATTCACTACCTGATATTCTCCTACCTCGTTCTAAGGGATTTAAAATATCAAGAGCATTTTGAAATTCTCCCGCAAGAAGACTACGGGTAAAATTCCCTGGTGCATCAAATGCTTCAGCTACTCTACCTGCCCTTTCCAAGAAAGAAAATTGAACAGGTGGTAACCTACCACTACTTGATTTAGTTAATGCTTTACTTGCCATTACGGTTCAATCAATGGTAAAGTGAATGAGTCCTGTAGAAGTTGTTCTTTCCTTTTTGCTTCACTCACTGCTTGTTCAGCAGACCCCTGAATTAATTCAAGGCTACCTTTAAATCCTTTATCTTTAGATAGGAATTCAGCTCTAATTAATTGTTTTAAAGCATTTAAATCAACTTGCCCATTCTTCTTTTTAGGGGCTAGTTTAGGAGTAAGAGGTACAACTTGCTGAATTAAAAATTGATCCAATTCTCCTAACCTCTGCATTTTCATAAGGTTTCTAGGCTCTATTTTTTCTATTACTCTGAGAACAAAATCTATTTCCAATTCTTTAGTTTTGAATTGTTGTACCCCAGTTTTTGAATTTGTTATATACAAATCTTCTATATCTTCACCTAAAGACTCTTGAAATTCATTGAATCCAAACTGCACTTCTGAAACTTCTTTAGCAGCTCTTACTTGTATATCATTCAAATCGCTTATCTCTAACTCAGCAAATTCTACAGCTAATTGATTAGCTGTATCTCTTGTATCTTTATTAGCAGCAAGACCAGCAATAAAGGGATCATTTTCTTTTATAGTATCAATAGCTGTAGCGAACCCTGTATCCTTGTTAGCTTTAAGAAGTGCTCTTTGATTTATTTGACCTTGAGTAAATATAGTTTCAAAAGGAACACCCATCATAAAAGCTAAAGATTGTTCTTCAGTCATTTGACCGGATTCTACCATTTTACGAACTAACTCATCCTGCATTAAGTTTAGAGATTCTTGTTTGTCTAAACCTTCTAATTTCTGTTTTACTACTGCCATTTGCAAATCGTTAAGTTCATTACCACCTTCTGTAGACGCTAATGTAGCCAATGCTTGAGAAGTTCTAATGTCTGCATTAGCAACAAATTCATTAAATCTTTGCTCTGTAAATCTTTCATCTGTAATTGCTTTTCTCAACCGTGCAGCATCAGCTTCTACAAGTGCAGGCCTACGACTTTTTTCGAATTGAAATTCTTCTTCTTTACGTTCTTCTTGTCTTAACCCTACAAGTGTTGCAAGTTTTTGTTTTAATAATTCGGTTTTTAAAGCAGTATTTCGTTCTCTAGAAAACTGTTGTCTTTGAATTATATCACTTGTACCGGGAGTACCAAACTGAGACAATGCCAAAGGTAAAGCTTGTAACAAACTACCACCCACTCCTGGTTGTTGTGGTGCTTGTTGTGCCTGTAGTTGACTGACTAACGAATTTATATTAGTATCGAATTGAGTCATTAACTTCCTCCTACTGGAGTTACTCCACCACCACCAAGAATCAATGATAAAAGTTCATCTATAGTTTGAGGATTAAAATTCTTTCCAAGATTTAAAAAGTCAGGTGATGTACTACCACTTGTTTTATTTGTAAGGCTACCTAGTCCTTGTTGTAATCCGAATGATCCTAATC